ATTGCGTTGTTGCCCATGGCCGGAACGTACGCTGCTCGCTCGGCGCGTTCAAGTCGGTTTCCGGGCGCTCGGATCGACGTCGAAGACGCGACGTTGAACGCGCCCGGACCCGAGCGTCCGCCGTCGACGCGGTCTTGCTTCTTGACGCGGTTCTTCCACCAGACGAAGAACTCGCGAGCACAGAACGAGCATGTCGAGTCGCAGTGCTGCATGAAGAAACGGCGCTTCCGATCCGAACCATTCCCCGGTCGGTGAGAGCGTGGCGTTAGCCGCGCGTGGGGGTCTTCGGTAGCCAGAGACCCTAGTCGGCCATCTTCCGTTCGCGCACGTCGCGCTTATGGCGGCTGACCGACGCGGAGAGAGACGGGATTCGAACCCGCGGTGCTCGAAGACGACGAACCGTCGACTAGCACCCGACCCTCGACGGCTTCGTCGTCTCGGATCGGCGCCTTCGGCCACTCGGCCATCTCTCCAAGAATCGCCGCCGAGCCCATGACGAGTACGGCGGAGACGACGAACACGACGAGAAAGAAAACGGCGATCATCCGACGCGACCGTTCCGCTTGTGGCGGTGCGTCTGTCGGCGCTGGCGTTGCTTCGTCGACCACTCGAGCAGACCCTGCGGTCCGCCTTTGATCCGCTCGCCGGTCCCGCGCGCCGACTCTCGTTTCTTCCCGCCCGGACCTTCGCGCGTCTTGACGACGACGGCCGGTCGGTAGTTGTCGCGCGGCTTCGACTGGCGTCGGCTATTCAGGTCGCTCCGGTTCACTCGCCGACCCCGGGCAACTTCGTCGGGACCGGCTTGACGAAGTCGGGCCACGACCAGCGACCTTCGGCGAGTTCTCCTTCGGCGAGTAGGACCGACGTCCGCGGCGTGTGCATGCCGTTGTGGTCGATCGTCGAAAGGTTGACGCACGTCTCGCTGTGAACGAAACAGACGGTGGCCGTGAACTCCTGGCCGTTCTGGTGATAGCGGACCTGCCGCCCGAGCGATGGTTTCTGCATGGGCCGGAACGTACCCGGGACCCCTGACACCGGGCGCTAGCTCTCCCATGGCATGTGTCGGAGCGCGTCGATCAGACTCTGGGCTTCGCCGACGAGCGCGACGGGCGCGTCTGGCTGAGCCATCGCGCGCGTACACTCCTGGAGCAGCGCTAGCGTCCCGAGTCGAAGCGCGAGAACGGCCCACGACCCGAGCTGTTCGAGTGTGGCGATCGCGATTGGCCACGTCGGCTTCTCGATCGCTTCGAGCGTAAGCGTCGGTCGCTCTTCCATCGGCTTACGAGTCAGCTTGCTCGACGGCGCAGACGCCGACTGCGTCCGCCGTCTCGCGGATACCGTTGATCTGCTCGGTCGGGCATCCCATCTGACCACCCGCCCCGGCCTCGACGAAGAACGTCGCGCCCGCGAGTAGACGGATGCCGGTCGCGGCGGTCACACCAGGCGGACCGATGCGGATCACGTTCGCGCTCGGGTTTGTGATCCAGAGCCGCCGTCGCGTCGGGTTCGCGGCGACGATCAAGATCTCTCCGACAGGGACGGTCACGGCGGCTCGCATGAAGAGAGGCATGACCGAGAAGCTACATCGCGCGGCGGTCGCGCGCTAGAACGGACCGACGATCGAGTCGGCGTCGGTCGTATCGAACGCCGACGTGCTCTCGTCGTCTTCGGTGTTCCCGAACGCCTCGCCGAAGAGCGTCGCAGCGCCCGCGAGATACTGGCCTACCAGCTCTTGGATACGGGTCGCGAAGCGTCCGTAGACGCCGATCGTCGGACGGAAGAACGAGACCTGCGCAGGGCCGGCTCCGACGCTCGCGACGTTCGAGCCCGATGTCGCACTGTCCTGAAGCGTCGAGTCGTCGAGCAGCATCGCGGCAAGCTCGTACGCGCCGACGATCAGGTCGTCGGGAACGACGAGCGAGCTAACCGCGTTCCCGTACCGATCCGTCACGCCGGTCCGCGGCCACTCGAGTACGACGTCGATCTGCGGGACGCCGACCGGTAGCCCCTTCCAGCGCTGACGGTCGAGCATTCGAGTCGCGGCGACGAGCGCCTTGTTCTGGTCGTTCGCGACCGCCGCGTTGAACGCGTCGCCCGCGTCGCCGATCGAAGCGTCGTGGTAGATGACCGCGGCCGCCGACGTACCGTAGATCTGATAGGTGTTGCCGCTGATGACGACCGAGCCCATCGTTACCTCCGCATCCGCTTCTTCGGAAGCTTCTCGCCCGCGTCGCTCGCGAGCTGGTCGAACGTAGCGATCGACGACTTCGGCTTGACCGCCGGACCCTCGTCGGTCTCGTCGGCGACGTCGAGCGTATCTGTCTCGTCAGCGACGTCGGCCGGGGCGGGCGGGTCGATCTCCGCGTGTCCGGTCTTCGGCGCGGTCGGCTTCGCGCCGATCGGCTCGCCGCCCGGCTTCTTCCCATCGCTCGGCTTGTCCGGCAGCGGGTTCGCGGGCGAGCCGCCGAGAATCCCGGAGACGTTCGGGGCGATCTTCGGCTGCTCGGCGAGGTGGAGCATGTCGCGGACCTGGTCCCAGACGGGATCGTCGGGCGGCATGTACGCGCCCGCGAGCGCCATCTTCGAGAGAGCGTCCATGATCTCCGTGATCGACGAGAACTGGATCGGGTCGGGCTTCAGCTCGGGCAGAAGCTTCTCGTCCCAGCCGTTCAGCTCGAAGAGCGGGCGGAGTAGATCCTGGCGGAACGACCACGATAGCTCCATAAGCGTCGACTGGAGTAGCTGCGCGAACGTGTCCGTCTTGTCGTGCGAGAGCGCGAGCGAGCCCTTCCCGTCGCCGCCGAGAAGCATCGATTCGACGCCGAGCACGCGGGCGATCTCGAGGTTCTTCCGCTTGATCGCCTCGTTGATCTCCGCGAGACCCTGACCGTCACCGCGGAGGAGCTCCAAGCCGTAGAGCGCCGTCCCTGACGGAGAGAGCGCGGGCGACTGGTCGGTGTAGACCGCCGAGTCGATGTAGACGCCGAGCCCGGGGTTCTTCAGGTGGTTCTTGACGATCGACTTGATCGACTTGATCTTCTCGGCGCCCTGCTCGGCCGTGAGAATTCCCTTCTCGACGAGCGAGTCGATCAGGCCGAGCGGAGCGCGACCGACCGGGATACCGCGCGCGTCGGTCTCGTAGCCCCAACCTTCGAGCTGCTCCAACCGCTTCAGCTGACGCTGCGTCTCGACGGCGTGACGGAGTAGACCGCAGCCGTCGGGCGAGTCAGTGATCGAATCGTCGACGAGATAGACGCACTTCCCGCGCGGAAGATAGAGAAGCTGGCCCGAGTACGGGACACGCTGACCGAAGCCGACTACCTGGCCGTCGTCGTCGATGTCCCATTGCTCGATCGTGAACTGCGGCCGCCGCTCGACCGAGTCGAAGCCGATGATCCCGTCGTCGCGCTTCTTCGCGACCCACTCCTGAACCGAGAAGCCGAGCATCTTGAAGAGCGCGGCTCCGCGAACGACGCGGTACCAGGGGATCTTCATGTCGTGGATGATGTCTTCGACAAGCTCGGCGATCCGAACGGCTTCGTCGCCTCCGTCTTCGGGCGGGACGACCGTCCAGCCCGGTCCGGTGATCATCTGCTGGTAGTACCGAACACCCGCGCCGACGACGGCGGTGTTCAGCATCATCTCCTGGAGCGTCTTGAAGCGCGTCGGCCCGTACGTCAGGTCGGGCGAGCGCTCCTGGGAGACGAGAAAGCCGCCGACTGCGTTCGTCCCGCCGACGCCTTGGCGCTTCATCGGCTTCGGCTCTTGGTAGAACCAGTTCGCGACCTTCGAGAAGAACCCCATGGGCGCGGCCAGTCTCCCAGCCGCTGACCCCTGCGTCAATCGTCGTAGTCGAAGTCGTCTTCGACCTCGGGCGATACCGCAGGGTTCGGGTTCTTCGCGCGCGGTCCCGCAAGCGACGCAGCCATCTGCTCGCGACGCGTACCAGCACCGATGATCTCCGAGCCGCCTGGGACCTGCATCGGAGGCATCGCGGCGAGCCGGTTGAACGCGCGAGAGCTTCCATCGACGAGCGCCGAGAACTTCGAGTTCGGGAACTCGGCTAGCTCCGTGACGTACTCGCGGTTCCAGCCGCCGCGGACGATCACGACGAGATGCTTCTCTTGCCAGCCGGACATGGGCATCGCGCGCGTCGTCTTCGATCCGGTCTCTGGCGAGCTACGCGTAACGACGCGCGGGTCCTCCTGCGTGATGCCGGCGACCTGGTCGACGCCGGCCTGACCCGGGTCCTGCGGGAAGTCTTGGACGACGTTCGGCCCGTCGCTCGCGCGGATCCGGTCGCGGAAATCCTTGACGCCACCGGGCGACTCGCGGACGCGCTCGGCGTGCATGACGTAGAACTTCTTGTCCGTTCCCCAGCGGAGCAGCACGGCTCCGGTTCCGTCCGACTTTAGGTTCTCGCTCGCAGCGAGATCCCAGCCGCGTACGTCGTGCGAGACGCGCGCGTGCGGGACGTCCTTCGCGTCGCAGTACAGCCAATTCTCCGGCTTGAACATGTCGCCACTTCCCTCGCTCGGCCACTGGCGCATCTGCGCGCTGACCGCGTTCGACCCGATGGTCAGTAGCAGGCGCTCGCGAAGCTCTTCGACGGCGATGCGCGAGAAGCGGACGGGGTCGGCGAGCCCGGCGATATCGAGCCCGATCTTCGCCCAGAGAAGCTCGAACGCGAGCCAGCGCTGCTCGTCCGACTCGGCGACCGCTTCGCCGATACGAACCTGAGCGACCGTGACGATCGCGGCGGCCGCCGACGTCCACGCCTCGCGCGGGTCGATGTAGCCGATCGCCGACTTCGGCTCGACCATCTTACCGGGTCGCTTCTTCGACTCGCGCGACCGAGCCGGGTGCGAGCGCCCCTCGTACTCCATCTCGATGACGAGATGCTCGAACCCGAGCTCCTCGAGCAAGATGATCCCGGCGATGTCGGCGTGGTGAACGCGCTGCATGATGACGATCGTCGACGACGGCTGGACGAGAACGTTGTCGACCATTTCTTCGTACGGGTTCGCGTTCCGAACGCGAGACGAGAGCGTACCTGCGAACCAGTTGTTCGCGTAGAGACGGTCGGCTTCGGAGAGCGCACCCTGGACGCTGTGCGGGTCGTCGAGCACGAGACGATCACCGCGCTCGCCGGTACCCATGCCGCGAACGCCAGACGCGATTCGGAAGCCCTCGGCGTCGTTCTTGTACCACTCCTCCGACTTCTTTTTCGGGTCCCACTTGAAGCGGCCGCCCCAGAGCGCCTGGTAGAGCGGCGAGTCGATCACCTTCATACACTTCGCGTTATCGCGGAGCGTCAGGTGCTCGGCGTACGACCACGAGATGTACCGGAGGTCGGGTCGACGCTTCGGTCCCCACTCCCACGCTGGGAAGAAGACGTTGACGAGCGTCGACTTCGAGAAGCCAGGCGGACAGTTGATCAGCAGGTTTCGGATCTGCCCGGTATGGACCGCTTCGAGATGCTCGGCGATCGCTTCCATCGCCCAGCCGACGCGGAGCGGGTTGCCAGGGTCGACGATCGGCCAGGCGAGCCGGATGAACTCGATCAGCGACTTCTCGGCGCGCGAACGAAGCTCGGCGGCGGCCGCTAGCGCGGGATTACGCGCAGCGGCTTCGTACGCTTTGATCCCACGGGCATCGTTCACCGAGCACAGACCTCGTACCAGAGCATCGACCAGGCGACGAGCGCGAGTCGATGCTCTTCTCGACGGAAGCGGTCGACGGTCTCGTCGCCGAGCAGGACGAGCGTCGGCGGCGGCTTCCTGATACACATCGTCGGGACGCGTCGCACGTCGACGCGCGTCTCGACCGATACGAGCACAGGACAAGCTCGCTCGCGCGGCTTCCACACGGCGGGCGCGGTGTTCGCGACCGGAGCGACGGGCGTCGCGTAGCAGGCGGCGAGCGCGAACGCGAGCAAGCTACCTCGCATCGTTAAACCCCGGCGCTACGATGCACAGCTCGGCGAAGTCGCAGCCGTCTTCGCCTTCGATGACGAGCGGTGGGACGTCTCGCGTCTTCGCCAAACGGAACGGCATCGTCGGATCTCCGAGCGGACCGCCGAACACACCTTCGGTCACGATGCCGACGAACTCGGGGCGACCTGCCGCTTCATAGCCGGCGACATGGTCGCGTCGCCCAAGCTCGTGAAGCTCTCGGAGCGTCATCGCGTCCACCGCTTCTTGAACGTCCAGAACCCGGTGTACGTCTCGTTATATCCAGGGTTGTCGTAGTCGACGAGCCACCCGGCTTTACGGAAGACGACTTCGATGTCGAGCTGGCCGGTCTTGAACTGCGAGCCGGGCTCCATCTTCAGCTTCGGACGCGCTCGCTCGCATAGCTCCGTGATCGTGAACAACGCGCTATAGCCGTTCCACTTCTCGGCGATCAGCTCGTTCGCCGCTTCGATGACCTCAGGCGGTATCCGCGCGGTCTTCGCGCTCTCTACGTCCTTCGGTGAGATCGGCGCGGTCACTGGTCGACTCCGTCGAGCACGCGTTGCTTCGTCGCCGTCGTACTCGCGCGAACGCACGCCATCCAGATCTCGTCCTTGTCGAGCTTGCATAGCTTCTCGTACTTCGTCTTCGCGTCCGCTTCGCTATCGAACTCGTCGACGTTCATGTCCCAGCCGTCCCGCCAGACGACGATCCACTTCGGGCTCATCGGAACGCGAACTCCGCCGCTCGGCTACGGCAGTAGTGGGACGTGCAGGTAGCGATGCGCCATGGTCCGCCGTTCGTCAGCGCGGTCATCGAGCCGTCGGGTCGAACCTCGACGAAGACTTCCTTGATCCCGACGTTGCAGTACGCGTATCGGCCGTTCGGGACGATCGACGCCGAGCAGACCGAGCAGCGAAGAACGACGTGGAGCGGGGCAAGTCCAGTCTCGACTTCGACGACGTCCTGGCCATAGCGGTTGGTGACCGGCTTGACCGACTCGCCGACGACGTCGCCCAGGAGCGGGTTCGGCGGTCCCGTGATCTTCGACCAGTCGAAGCGGCACTCGACCTCGACAGGCTTGCTACGAAGCGGCGATTCCTCGTCGAAGCGAACGCTCCAGTCGCGTAGCACCTTATTCATCGTCACAGCTCGACCCCGAGCTCCGCCATGCACTCCGCGGCGAGCATGTCGACTCGCTGGCCGTCGTGGCGCTCGCCGGCTTCGGCCGCGAGATTACGAAACCGCTGGAGCCGTACCGCGTGCTCGCCTTCGTCCATCGCGTCGGGCTTCACGACGAGCGAGCAGCTGCCGACTCCGCGGTGGACGCCAGAGAGAAGAGCGGCCGCGCGCGAGACGCAGGTCTCGCAGACGCTGTTCCCGGTCTGCGGATTCGCGACGACGTACTTCGTCTCCGCGCGCGGAAGACCGCAGAGCGTACAACCAGGGTAACGCGACGGCTTGAACTTCTTCTCGACGAGCGACTTGCCCGGCAGGACGCCACCGACGTACGCGTCGTCGATGATCGCCGTCGTCGCGTTGATCAGCGGCTGGAGCCAGGGACCGACGCCGATCGGCACCTGACCGCCGTCGGGAATATTATCCCAGGCGGCTCCGAGGTCTCGGACGAGCAGCTCGCGGACACGGATGTATTCTGACATGGGCGGAACTATCGCCGACGACCCTGACTAGTTCAGCTTCGCGGCTCTGGCGCTCGACGTGAAGAGATCCCCGGCGAGCTTCCGCAGGTCGCCGCCTGGCGCCATCGCTTCGAGCCCGGCGACGAGATGACGGCGCGCCTCTTCGGGCATCGCGTCGAGATCCGGCAGCGACTCGCCGAGACCGACGATGTTGAGCTGCGCCTTCAGCGGCTCGTCGAGCCCGTCGAGATGACGCCACGCGTTGAGCGCGTGAATGACTCGCATCAGGTCCGGCTTCGGTCGCGTGACCGGAAGCTTGAAGGCCGGGTTCCGCTGCTTCAGGGCCGGGTCGCCGAGAAACTCGCGCTCGTCGAGCAGAACCTTCCCGTCTTCGTTCTTGACGACCTCGGTCCGATTGATCGCGAGCGCGACGACAAGCTCGAACGTCGCACGAGCGTTGTTACGACGCGACTCGCGGAGCGCTGGTGCGGTGTCGAACTGCTTCTCGTGGTCGCGCCACTTCTTATAGACCTCGGAGACGTAGCGACGAGCCGTCCGAAGCGAGACGCCGAAGCGGGTCGCGATGTGCTGCTGGACGAGTAGCGGCCGCCGCACCGTCAGCATGATCTGCTCGACGTCGGCGAGCATCTGGTCGCGGCGAGCCGGGTCCCGCGTCGGTCGCTTCACTACGGTCACTCAGGGACGATAGCACCCGACCAACGGCCGTTCTACTGGCTCCCTGTTCAGGGGGGACCGAAGACGTCGCCGCGGTCCGCTACGACGCTTACGGGCGAAGAACGCAGCGCGCTTCGACGAGCGCGGTCCGCGTACCGGCCGCCTTCGTCGCGGTCAGACGCAGCACGCCGTTCGCGAGAATGACGTTGGTCGCCGTGTCGATCGTCGACGATCGAGTGATCGTCTTGTCCGTATCGCAGGCGATGGCGTTCGAGATCGCGACGCCTGCGCCCGTCTTGACCTGCATCGTATTGCCCGCGCCCGCGCCCGCGTCCTTCCGACAGATGACCTCGAGCACCTCGACCTTGTCGGGCATCACGAGATCGATATCGCCGGTCACCGCGTCCGGGACGGCCCAGAAGTACGAGACTTCGATGGCCGCGACGAGGTTGTTGTTCGTATAGAAGAGCTCGCGGATGAACTTCGAGAGCACCGAAGGGTGAGCGGCCATGACGGCGACCCTAGTCGGGACGGCTCATTTCGTCAACGAATGGGCATAGCCGAGCCGCCGGTCGAGTGCGAAGCGCGCGTTTTTGGGTACCTGTGCGAGAGGTGCCAGCCGTTTCCGACTGGTGCGTGTAGGCGCTTCGCGATTGACCGTTCGTTCGGAGCCCGAGAGTAGTCGAGCGAAGCCGTCGCTTCAAGCTCAACGCGACGCGTACCAAACGCCTGTCCGAAGTACGACCGCGAGAATCGCGAGATATGACGGGGCTTCGAGAACGTGAACGACCGGGCGAGCGTGGGCGCGGCCGTCGACTATCCGAAGAAACCGCCAGCCGGCTTCGAGAAAGCAGATCCCGACCGGGGATCGCTTCGAGCGTCGAGCGGCGGTCGCGAGCACACCAAT